AGTATTATTTTCCTACAAACGCCAATACTAAGAAATACGAGTGGTATTTATTACCAAGAAATAAACGACCCAATAATTGACGACTGTGAATAATCATTATAGAGTAACCATATCGCCAAACACCCAACAAATTAATATCCCAATCCAAATTGATTTTGATAATTTAGGTAAGGAACAAGGGTTTGTTGAGTTTGAAGATTATGCTTTAAATCAAGTTATTAATCCTGTCCAAGATTTTGAAGTTACAAGATTCCCACACTCTTTTTGGGACGATTCAACAACAGAAACTAGTATAAAATATAACTTTTATTTTTATTCTGGTAATACTGCAAATGTAGGTTCAACAACAAATTGTAATAATTGGGGTACTTCATACAAAAATTTAGGATTTACTTCAGAAGAAATATATTATTATGTTAATTCATTTAAAAATAGTTTCTTTAAGTTGGATTTTTATGATACAAAATCATCCGAGAGTCAAAAAAATTATTTTACAGTAATTATACCAACACAACAGGGAAAATTTGAAACATCATCGATAGGAAATTCTGTTAATCCACCTATAGTTAATATAAGAAAACCAGAGTACTCTTTAGATTATGTTGGAGATAAAGAGGGGTTTTATTTGTATTGGTTAAAAAATACCGATTATTTAGATTTGAATGAATTTTATATGAGTGCTAAATTTTTTGACGCAAAAAATGGAGACTTTATAAGATTAACTAATCAATGCCAAGGTACATTTACAAATAAGTTTACGTTTAATAAAGATGATAAATTCTACTATAAATGTATTTTAGATTATTCGACATACGAATATAAAATTTATTTTGAAGACCCTCAGGGTAACTTAAGTAGGGTTGGGACTACATCTAATCCCATAAATTGGTATCAATATGTTAACCCATGATAGAGAATGAAAACATATATATTAGAATTTCACCTGAAGTTTTAAGTACTGATATAGTATCTGAAACACTTAGTGGTAATACTTTTGGGGTCTATTCAGGAATGTCTGAAATCTTAAGTGGTGGTACTAATGGTGATAGTTTACTTACAGGATTGACTATACCTATTTTATTGACAGAAACTTTCAATGATTTAGGGTATTATTCACCATTTGATGGGCTTGCCTTACAATATAACGTTATTACTAACTTTTTATTCTCAGCTGAAACTGCAAACAAATATAATATAACACTTTATAATACATCGGATGAATTTTTTGGGGTAAACCAATTCTCAACATATCAAGTAGATTGGGGAGATAATAGTGCGGTGGATACTATGTCATTAAGTAGTATAACACACAACTATCAAAATATTAGTGGGTCGTATGATATTAAATTAACACAAACAAACCCTTTTGGTACTATTAATATTGTTAAACCAATTACGTTACCTCTAACAGGGGTCACTATTGATAATTTAAATGGTAATATAACATTTAGTTCTGATGGAGGTAATTGGTCAGGTACACCATCCAATTATAATTATATTTTTAGTGGGGATTCGTCAAATACCGTTGCAGACCAAGTAACATCACATTTTATTAGTGTACCTTATATTGTAAGTGGGTTTACTAAATCTATGTTAACTAATCTAAAAAATTACGGAAAAACTCCGTATGACCCTGCGGTGACAATATATAAGGAAAATGAAGAATATGGTAGAGTTTTAACCATAGACCCGACATATACATCCTATACGATAAACGGTATTACATATTATGATTATCCAAACGGAAGAACATTATTCATTTTTGAATCATCAGGATTTACGGAAAACGACTTAGTTGCGGTACCATTAACAAAAGAAGAAAATTTATTAGACGTTGCCATGCAACCGGAAATTCAATCACAAATATTTATTGAAAGAGGTAAGAATTCAGCGTTTGAAGGATTACAGAGACTTGGAGAAGTCGATAACATCGGAGACCTTGTCCGTTATGGGTATGGTTTCTACAAAATAAACGAACAATAAAATGGCGTTAGGAACATACGGAACAACAAGACCAGCAGACATGTCACCTGAAGATGTGGAGATTATTCTTAATTATACACCTTCAAGAGACGTAACAGAGAATTTTATTTTAAAGAAATTAGATGCCGCGAGTATTTTAAAACCATATTTTCACAATTCAGATACAGGTGGAAATGCGGGTGTAGAAATATTGGGTGGTTTGTACAATTTAAAACTACCATCATCTGAATTTAATCAACTAGGAATTTATACATTATACCTTAGACCCGCAGAGATTAGAACATCAATCACCGATTGTGGTGTTTTATCTTCTTTGCCGAATGTTAAAGGTATTATAATAGATTTAAATAATGTGCCACAGAGTTATCGAAATAGATTTGTAAATCAGGGTCTTGTTGGATTTAGAATAGAATATTTAAATTCAGATGGTACAAAAGTTCCTAACTTTTATAGAATTATTACATCTTCATTCTTTTGTGAGCCTGTTGTTACTAATTTAGTTAACAGTTCACAAAAATCTATTAGATATAGATATGTAGATAGTGGTAGTGATTTAATATTTTGTACAGTTTCACCAACGAGTGCTCCTACAAACAAACCATCGGCTACACCATACATAGGTCAACCAAATCAAAACATAATTGTAACAAACACATTTTTTAATCCAATAAGTATTGATATTCAAGTTGCAAACTATGACTTAGATACTCTTGGAATTGCTCTTTACGGTAACCAAACTAAGAGTATTGAAGATGGTATCTACACAATCTATGATACTCAGAACAATATCTACAAACAATACAACTTATTTGAGGTTAGAGATGACTTTAATAACTTGTTGTTTGAAGTTCGTCAAGATAGAGGTGATAATATTGATTTTAGTAAAAACTTTACAAACGTAATTAGTTAATGGCAAGTAATAAGTACAGATATCCTCCCGCACCTGGAAACGGTAGTGGAACTTTTTCCGACAACATTGTAGGTTTACAAACTGTTGATGGGGGAGGACTGACTCAAGGAAACTTTGAGTTCAGTACTTCTGTGTTTGAAAAAGTTAATAGAAACTTTAATACTGGTACGTTTTCACAACCAATAAGTCTTAATGATTTAAATGTTGGTAATTTATTAGAATCAAGAATACTTGCTGCAAAAAATTATAGAGTATACCCAAATTATGATATTAGTCAGGTTACTAATTTTACTTTATATGGTTCTTTAAGAAAAAGGTTTGATGCATCCGTAACTAAAATTATTAATTATTTTCCTGCTGCAATTCAAATAAATCAAACATCTAATGACTATACAACTGCAAATACTGCAAATAATATAAGTTATGATATAACTGAAAATTTAACAACATTTGATGTTGATGTTACTCGTATATATAATCCATTTGACATTGATTATTCCGAAAATTCTACACGTAATATTTCAGTCAGACCACTTGCGGTTAGTCCATTGAGAAATCTTACTGTTGAGTATGGTAGGTATTCAGTATATGTAAACAATTTAGATACTGAGTATTTGGTGTATGATTTCACACCGTCACCAAAATTATCTGCAGGGACTATGACTTTTGTGGTTATAGGTAACCCATTTTCGGGTAGTAGTTCATCAACTAACACTATTGTTATTAAACCAAATAATCTTGAAACCGAAAAAGCATTTCAAGACCCGTTCGATGAGGTTGAAGATTTTCTATTAAACAGATTAATAAACCCAAAGTATACTGCCGACTTTAAAGTGCCGGTTGCAGATGACAATGGAAGATATCAAATACTTACTAAATCAGTAACATGGAATACCGATGGATTATGGAATTTGGATATTAGAACAAATAAGTTTGATAATTACTTAACACAACTTAATTCTATTGCAGAAAATCTTGATGAATTTAAAACTAATTTAATTAGTCGTTTTTTAACTACCGCGGCATTCCATGAGTTTGATACTGAAGACCAAAAAGTAGAAAAAGTATTACAACTCTATGGTAGAAGTTTTGACGAAACAAAAAAGTTTATTGATGCGTTAGCATATATGACTTCAGTGAACTATACGCCTAATAATGATATACCTTCACAACTTTTATTTAATTTGGCTCAAACATTAGGTTGGAATCCAAATATATCACCAATAACTAATGATGGTTTCTTAGATTCAATTTTTGGTACATCAAATAAAACAAAATATTCTGGTCAGGATAGAGAAAAAACACCAAATGAAATAAATTATCAGTATTATCAAAATCTAATACTTAATTCTGCATATCTATTCAAATCTAAAGGTACTCGAAAATCGGTTGAATGGGTAATGAGAGCTATTGGTGCACCGGATGCGTTAGTAGAATTTAATGAAATAATTTATTTGGCTGATGGACCAATAAATGTAAATCAATTTGATACACAATACGCCAATCTTTCGGGTGGTACATATGCAGATGTAATACCAACACTTGATAGTAATATTACATTTAAAATTAAAGGAACAGTTTACACTGGGTTTACTACGGATTCTTCAGTTACAAGTATTAGTGTGAATAGAAATACATACCCTATGGATTCTGATGGTTATCCATTAGCACCAACAAATACATCTACATTCTTTTTTGAACAAGGTTCAGGTTGGTATGAAAGTACTC